GTAAACCTGTGTAACTTTAACAAAAGCAAACACAGAGAACAATAAATAAGTAATAACTGGGCGTACTGATGCCTGTAAAGCACCTATAAATTTAGATGAATTATTTTTAGAAAGTTGTTCAGCATGAGCATAGATAGCTTTTGCTTCGGCTATGTCAGCTTCTGCATCTAGCTCTTGTATTTTATACTTAGACATTTGTTCGGCATACTTTGCCTTGGCCTCAAGCATAAGCAAGTCTTGCTTAAATTTGGCTTTTTTTTCAAAAAATCCGAGAATAGATGGGAGAAAAGAAGTGCTGAAGCCTACCAAACTTCCAAGTAAACTTATCATAATTTACTCCGATTCTGGTCTTGTAACTAAATAAACACCATATCCAGCTAAACCTAAAGCTAAAATAAATAATATAACTGAAGAAAAAAAGTATCCTACAGCTAATAATACCCATGAAATACCTAGAGCTATTTGAGGTTCTTTTGTCCATTCATTTAATGTTTTTAAATTTGATTTAATTTTTTCTATAATATTATTTAACATAATTTCTCCTAATTTATTGTTCTTGAAATAAGCTGAACTACTACTAAAACTGTTCCACTAAGAACAGAAAATAAAGTTGCTATTATAAAATATTCTAATCTTTTTACTCTAGCTAAAGTTTCTACTGCTAATTGCTCACAAGACTTAACATGGTCTACTAACTGTTGTTCTATTACCGCAACTTTTTTATCTATATCTGCAACAGTCGTTTTTGCCATAATTTAACTCCTAATAATTACTAACTTCGAATATAGAATGACCTGAATTAACATTTGTAGGAGTAGTAAACTTTAAACCTCCAAATGTATTCCAACTACCATTTGCCGCAGCACCCATATTAAAATCTACTATTCTTGCAGAATCAACATTTAATCCTGATCTAGATGTAACTTTACCAGTTCCATAATATGGAAATCCATAAGTTGATTGATATGTTGTATCTCTTGCTAAATTAATTTCCCACCAAATGTCTATTTGATTACTACTACCTGCTGTAGCTAAAGGTATTGTCCAACTAGCACCCAGTTGATTATTAATAAGAGCTGTTGATGGTGTTCCTGCTGAAACATCAGTATAAAAACCAGAACTATAATAATTTCCTACACCTGTTTGGCCTGTTGTAGATATAGGTTGTATTTGAATATTACCACTTCCACCATTCGCAACAGTTATTTGTGCAGAGCCTGTAAATTTATATCTATTATAATTAGTTGAATTATAAATATTATTTACTGTTGTTCCTGTAGTTAAAGCAGATTGATTTACTAGTCTTACCTGAGAATCATCTAAAGATAAGGTAACTGCACCTGATGATTGAGATACTGCTACTTGATTAGTAGTTCCTGCTAAAGAACTTACACCAGGAGAACCTGCAACACTTGATTGCATATTACCTGTTCCTTTAGAATATAATAAAGCATCGTTTCCTGCTAATATAGTTACACCACTATCTCCATTACTCATTTTAATTAAAAGGCTTCGTGCAGTTGAATTTTTTACTAACCACATTTTTTTAAGTGTAGATGGTTGAATTATAACACTTCTAGCAGCTGTAAGAACATTTCCTGTATCAGTAAATTCTAAAACTTGCTCACGACCACTTGGAGAACCTGAAGTACCTGTTGTTCCATTAGCTACTGTTATTGTTAAATTTGCATCAGATGTAAAATTTTTAGAATTATATTGAAGAGATTCATCAACAATATCTAAATTTGTATTTGTGCTTGTACCCCATGTACCTGCTTCATCACCTTGTGATATTAATTTTAACCCTAAATTACTAAATGTAGCCATTATTTAATCCTTTTATGCCGCAATCTCAGTCCAATTTGGATTTTGATTTGTATCAACTTCACTCCAAACTAACACATTTGTTGTAGTTACTGAAGCAGAAACACCTGTAACAGATGCAACTGCACTTAATTTTATACTTACATTACCAATAGCACCTGTTGCTTGAACTCCTGTAGGTACTACAATCATTTGAGGTATTGCTGTTGCATTTCCAACTGCACCTGTAGATTTAATTTCAACATTTGCTTCTACACTAACAGCAAAACCCATACCACTGTGAATATTACATTTTACATACAAAGTTGATGGTGCGTTACTAGCTACTACAATTTGTGTGTAAGAACCTGCTTGACCTGGTGTTCCTACTACTGTAACTCCATCAGTATAGTTTGAACCATCTTGTGTAGTGCTAAATCTTAATGGATGACCTGCGTTGCTTGAATCTGATTGATCGAATATATAAGTAAAGCCTTTATGTAATGCAGTAGGCATTTGTTGTTGGAAATCATTTACAAAATATTTATTTGAGCCACCAACATTTTGTACTGTTATAGTAAATGTTTCATTGCCACGAGGTTTAGCAAAAACAAATCCTGCTCTACCAAGAGCTTGTCCTATAGTTCCTGTAGCTTGAACACCTGTAGGTATAACTAATTCAGGAGATGTAACACCTACATTGCCAATAGCACCTGTAGCTTGAACTCCTGATGGTATAACAATAACATTATTAATTACGCTAGATTGTGCGTATGCTGCTTCAGAATATGTTGTAAAACCAAGTGCCATTAATCTATATTACTCCTAATATAAACAACTTACACTATTCTACTGTGAATTGTCTATCCTGAGATTCTATTAATTGTTTAATTTGATTGCCTAGCTCTAAAGAATCTATTTCCATTAAAGCATCTAAAAAATCTTTTTTATCACTAATAACAGAAAAGTTTACATCATAGTTATGTTCTATTCTCATAGTATGAAGTGCTTCTAATTCTTTTTGTTGAGGAATCCATTCCTCTTTTTTTCCCTCAGTCATTTTTTATGCTAATGGTTGAAATACTTCAATACCTAAATAATCAATAGGACACTCAGGAAAAACAATATCATCAGGGTCTTCTTGAGATGCAGGTAAATCTCTAAGACTGGTTCTCCATGCTTTTAAATCTACTATCTCAGATTCAGTTAATGTAGTATCAGCGACTAATCCCCAATCCGAATCATTTAATAATTTATTTCTGTATTCTCTAATTTTTGCAAATGCATCAACATCATAATTATCTATCATTTCTTGTGCACTAGCTTTAGCTTCATCCCATTCTGCATCTGTATAGTCTTCAACAACTCTTACGCCTTCAGAATTACGAACTGCTTTTTTAGGTCTTGTTGTAAAGACTTCAAAATCATCTTGTGTTGGTCTTGCCATATTAATACTCCTATTAAATTTTTATATTACTTATAATAACTAATCAAGTGAAATTGTTACTAATATCTGCATAAAATTCTATAATTCCACCAGCTAAACCCCATTTGAGTGCTTCTATTTGTCCTGAACTACCTGAACTACCACCATTAGCATCGTTAAAATCGTGAGGTAAAAAATACAACCTTACGCCTTGTGCAGGTGCTGTATTTTGCTCATACCAAGTGCTAGAATTCATACTTGATTGATAATTACTACTAGATTCATTTTTTCTTCCAGTATTACGATTATTATTTTCTTGATGTGTACAATGAAAATCCATATCCCACTGATTTTTTGCATTTAATATTGTAAGCTCTCCATTTAAATTAGCCCTAAATCCATTCATTCTAGCATTATCAGTTCTTGTTAATTTATCAACACCTTGTCTTAATCTATAATTAACACCTAATCCACCATTA